TCAGCCCCTTATGTAAGTTGCAGAACACCATTTGCCGCTGAGAAATCAGTAGTGAAGCTGTCACCATCATTCAGCGTAAGAGATGAGCCGTAATCATAATATCCTATAAGCGGATCTGCTGGTGATGTTACGGTATCATCGTAGATGTAGATGTAACGGAAGGGTCCAACATTGCCGCCAGAAGCAGTAACGGTAAGGTCAGCTAATACCAACTTATAAACGCCAGAAGTTTGACCAGATGATGATGTTGTAACGCTGCGTGATGACGCATTCGTGTAAGATATTTCTGTGACATTTCCTAAAATGCCGTTTCCATCAGCGCTTGGGTCTGACGCCTCTGAGCTTGGCGCTGTGTTGGACAAAGCTATGGCGATCTGATCGCTTTCTAAATCCATATTATGCACAGCGTTTTCCACAAAGTCGTTTACCTTGTTAAAGCTTGCCATTCTTAAATTCTCCGAGATTAAGCATATGCATGTGAACTATAACGCATATTGGCTTTATTGCAAAGAGCATAGTATGTTTCAGGCAAGATCGGGCTTCTCATTGCCTCCACATCTTCCTCCACTATGGCCTATCAGGCCAATCAATGCTATCTGGGAAGCCTTGCTGTGATGGTAAATCCCTTAAAGACTGCCTATAGGCAGCCCATACAGCCGCATCTACGGGGGCATCAGGAACTTGCGTCCAATCTGATTGCTGCAACAATAAGTCTCTTGTTTCTCTAGCTAATATTTCCACAGCTTCAGCAGATAAAGAGTTGTCAATTTCTTCAAGGCCAACATCTTTTATAATTTCTCCGTCAACAAGCCTCGCTGATAGCAAATCAATGTCGGGTATGTCTGTTTCAATCAAATTGAAATCTGATGAAGTCACAGGTGATGAGGATGTTGTAGTTCCCCTAAAGAAACCTTCATCGCTAAATCTTGCATATCTATACATCATTTTGCCAAGTAGTCCGTTTCAAGTGCACCATCAAACCTTCCAGATATTGTTTGAGAACCCCAAGCGCCAGTGTTTGTAAAATAACCACAGTTAATCTTTACTTGTATGTTATAGTTTCCGCTTGAATATGTGATCCATGGGCAAACTAAAGATATACTTTCTGACCCTATATTTTGGTAAAGTGTGAATAAGTTATAGGTTACGTTTAAACCACTTGTGTTACTTCTTTTAACAAAAGTCTGAGCTTGCTCTATAGTGCTAGTGCCAACGATAACGTGAACTAAAACGCCATATCTACTGTCAGTGCCATTCGCTATAAGTTGCGACTGGCTTGGCCTAAATATAACATTGACGTTAGTTAAGTTTATAAGCCCAGCTACGGCTGCAAAATTACTTGTAGAAAGCAGTGTTGTAGGGCTGGAAGTGTTGTAGTTACCTGTTATGGCTTGATTAACTGTTGTGTCGGTTGCTCTATTTGACACTGCGTTATTGCCGATCTTAATCCTCTCAACTGCTAGGTCTTTGATTTTTGCAGTTTCAATAACCGCATCGTTCATTTGAGCAGCGCTAGTTATAATCCCCGATGTCGCAAGCAATCCACCAGTGATCGTATTCGCAACAACTTTATTTCCTGTGATCGTATTGTCTGTTATGTCACTACCATCAGCAGCGGCAAGAACTAATACCCACGAACTGCCAGTCCACCTATACAGCTTGCCATTAGTCGTTAAGAATACTTGCTGCCCTGTAAAATCACCAGCGGCTGGCAACGACGAAACAGGTGCAATGACATCTAGGTTTTGGTCAATAAATAGCTGCCTTACGCCATTCTCAAAGTCTGCGTTATCTATGTAATCTGTTGTAGCTGAAGCCCCTGATGTAAATCCAGACTTGTTTCCACTAAAATCAACAGCCTTTAGAAAGTAATACTTTGTAACGTTCAAACCTAAGTTTGTTCTAACGAAGTAGCTACCTGATGACGTTCCGACAACAGTTGCCCCTGCCGTTGTGTTGGTGTCATTCTCATAAATCTCTACATAATTCAGATCTGCGTTAGCTGGATTAGTCCAAGAAACAGTAATGTATTTGTAGCCGCCATTAGCTAGTAGAGATGTCGGAGCATTTGGAGCAGTTACATCCCCGCCAGAGGTAGCCGTAGCAGAGGAATAAGCACCTCTGAATCCTGTGACCGATACACTTCTAACCCTTGCTGTATAGCTCACCCCATCAATAACCGGCGATAGCAATGCAGATGGCTCTGAGCTAGTGAAGGTTGTTCTGTTAGCACTGCTTGTTTGGCCCCATTCTATTTCATAATAACTAACAAAAGCATTTGCAGGAGCAGTCCAACTTGCAATTAAACTATTCACAACACTGCCATCACCCTGCACCTCAGAGCCACCGTCTGACAGCGTGAGGTTAGTAATAGCTGTTCCAGCGGTAATGCTAGGCAAGGTTGTATTATTGCTGATAATATCTGTTTCTTCAGCGTTCCAATTGAATGCAGCAGCAGATGTTTCTCTCAGCGTAAGATTGACTCTAAGATCACCAGCATCTTGGTCAGAGGAAAACTTCCAACCAACAACCTCAAACTCTTTTGCGTTAAATCCATATCGAGCATTGGTAATGCCAATAATATCCCCAACCTCAACCTCAAGTGCCTCTAAGCCAAAGTCAGCGCTAAAGGTCATCTGCTCACGACCTCTATACAACGTCAGCTTGGCAAGCCTTTGTGCCGTTGCAGAACTTGTCGTAAATGGCAATTGAAGGTCAAGCAACGCTTGTTCCCCGTTGTCCTCCGTGACAAACGCAGCGCCTGTGACTTCTGGGTAGTCAGCACTGATCCAACCCTGTGAAGCGTCTATAAATGTGCCTCTAACAGTGTTAAAATTATCTCGCATCGTGATGCGTGTATCCAAGGCAATTGGGCTTCTTAGGTCATCTAATGTTAATGTTTTAACTGGTGATGAATAAGCGCCAGCCTTTAGCTTCCAATAGCCAGAACCCCAGAACAAGGTGCCAGCACAAGCTGTAACCATGTCACCCAATACATCACCGACAGACCTGTTCGCTTGCACTATGCCATTAAGAGCGTAGCGTTTTTCAGTACCACCGCCATCTAAACTAACGTTTTCATCACATTCATTGGCAGCAGCGGAAAAGCTCACATCATCTATAGCACTGTCGGTTAGCCCATATGATGAAGTTAAGAAGTCACGAATACAAAGTGCAGCATTGCTGCTGTAGCCGGTAGATGACGTTCTGGGATCGTAAACCTTTTTACCTTGCACAACAGCCGTGACGGTAGGTAGTCCATTCGGGAATATATCTTGATCATATTCATACCTGACGTACAGATAAGCTATTCCTAAACCCTTAAAAGAGCTTGTTGCGCTTGTTTCAGATACAAGATCACTGTCTGCTGTAGTCTGTGAACCGTCATATTTCTTTATGCGGATCTTGCTATCCCAATTAACCTGATCTGAACCAGAGCCTGCTGTTGTGACAAAATCACCACTGAATGTAGCTATTTGGTCATTGATATAGATGTCGCCAATAGAGTTTACTTCGTGACCAGCAAGGCAAATTATTTGGTGCAGATATACATTATCAGAGCCAGTGGTCTCGTAGAATGTAACAATTCCACCCTTGCGAACCTGACCATAAATAAAATCCTGTGGAGCAATTCCAGCGGTACGATTGACTAGAATACCAGAGCTATCTAACGCACCAAAATCAGGCTTTGGAGTTAGCGCCTTTAAAGCCCACGATGTAACCGCTGTAATTGCAATATAGCCTACTGCATAAGCCAACCCTATTGCAGCAGCACCTGATAAACCAGCAACAAAAGCTGGAGCGACAGCCTGCAGTATGGCCGCGCCAACAGTCACCGGATCGCGGGGAACTCTATCCCAATCGTTCCAGTTTTGAACCGTGTAATCACCTAGCTTGTATTTGCTCATATCTCTTTAACCCATGCTTGGTGAATGTAATCTAGTGGCAAATATAGCATACCTTCCTTTGATAAGAAAACAGCCTTAGTGCCAGTGCAAATTCCCATTGCTACGCCTATGATCCATCTCTGAGCCTCTTTGGTTGTAACTAATGCCCCCAGCGGCGGTATATGATTTATACGATGCAGCTTATTATCTACAGCAGAACTGAAACTAGAGAAGCCAAACTCTTTCTTTAATTCACTTCTACGGAAGGCGACTGTGCCATTCATGTAACGACCAAGCCAGTCATCAGCCCAGCCTTCACCATACATGGCTTTATAGGCGTTATTAGTAAAAGTGAGGCAATCATGCTCGCCCCATTTAAAAGGCTGATCCCTGACAGATTTCAGATAGTCGTTTAAGCTCTCTCTCTGCCCCATACTACATCTTTATCCTGTAAATCGGCAACATAAGAGAAAAACGTATCGCTCGAATGCCGAGACAAATGATTTTCTTCAGTGTACCTTCTGTTGCTGGCCTTTTCCAATCTTATTAGCTTGCTTTCAACAGCTATAGAAATCACACTTGTTTCACCACTATCTTCAATGGTCATGGTATTCATAAGGCCGCTGAATACTTCAATTGGAACAGTCGTGTCTGTTGTGCCAAAATACACCTTACATTCACGCCGCTGGTAAGGCTCGCTCAAAGCCAATGTTACTAGCGTTGAGGGAACGCCAGACAGCGAAAGCGTGATGCCCTTTGCTGATAGGTCACTAGCCTCTTCAAGCCCACTAATTGTTAAGAGACTGCCGCCACCAGTGTAAATATTGCCTAATATGGTTCTTTCACCATATCCAGTCCATAGTCTGATAGGTGTGCTGTCAAAATCAAGCTCAACGGCATAGTAGGGTTGAACCTCTGGCTGGCTAAGCGCTGTGAGTAGTGCTGATGGGATTGTTCTGCTCATACCGCTTCAATCGCTCCAAATGTGATGCCGTAAACGCTTGCCTCATTAATGCTGAACGCTTGCTCATTTGTAATAAGCCTGAAAATGCCTTGAGTGCTTTGCACAGTAACAGAAGCGTTATTTGTTATGGTGGTTCTGACATTCGGCCAAACATCTACTGTGGCTTGCCCAGATCCATTTGTATCTACATCTGTAAGAACTTTGAACAACTGCCTGCTTGTGCCAGTACCAATTTGCATATAATCGCCAGCCTTCAAATAATCAGTCTGATTTGCTGGTGCGCTATCTATGGCAATCGTATCACCGGATGATACAGCGCCATTGACTAAGATTGTATCCGCGTCACGCGCTGAACCTAATGGAGTAGTAGCCGCTGGATCACCCAGATAAAACGTGCCTAACTGACCCTTCAGCGAAATGAGCCAAGCCACCCATCTTTCCGCATCTTCGCGCTTCATGGATGGCAACGTAACATCAGCCTGCCAAGCCTTACCAGCATAAGCGTGAGCCTGACCTGAGAATGTAAATGGTGATCGACTATAGGCAACTGCGTTAGTCGCCCTTAGTTCGATCTGAGCTATGCCCGTATGCGTAGGCAGCGCTAAAGGATAACTAATAGCCATTATGCAAATGCCCTTCCATATGATCCACCACGCCGCTTGGCGTCTACTACAGCAGCCTTAGCGCTGTCTGCTATCTGTGGCATTAACTGCTTGATCTCAGCACGCACAGTTTGTTGTACGCCTGTAGACACGTTGATTGTTTGGTTGACTACTACGCCGCCACCGCCGCCAAGCTTATTGTTAGGGATGATCGTTCCGCTCCTAGATGGGATCATAAGCTCTGGGCCACGCTCGCCAACCATATATGGGCTACCAGCAGAAACAGGGCCACCTGTTGCCCTTGGCGCATAGGGTGGGGCAGAATATTCACGGGGCATAAATGCGCCCTGAATAGCCCCCGTAATAAATCCTGTAATCTGCTTAACAACAAAGATACGGTAAAGCTCAGAGATAATATCCGAAGCCATCGCTCTAAAGGCATCTCTAGCTGTTGCGGTGCCTTTCACCATAGACATCATTGAGCGCTCGAATGAACTCCCGACCATGTTTGCAGCATCATTTATTCTTTGTATCTCTGGTGCAATCTTAGGTATCTCAACCTTTAACTTCTTGGTTTCTTCAGTAACCCCACGCGTTCCCGCCGCCAAAAACTCCATTGCCGCCAGATATTCGTAAGCAGATAACGCGCCCTTGCCCACTTGTTCGCTCAACTCAGCTAAAGCCATCACACCTTCGTCGGTTGTCGGCTCAACAGTCTGAAGAGCCTTCTGCAAGTTTAAAAGCGCCTCCGACTTCTCCTCAATGCCTATGCCAGCATTAGACAACGCCTCAAAAGACTTCTGAAGCTCAAAGGCATCATAAGCCGTAATTTCAAAATCTTTAGACAGCTTCTTTATTGCGGTTCCAGCGTTTTCAGTAGCAGGTCCAGTCATTCTTAGGCGATCTATGAATTTTTCAAGTCTGCCTCGCTCGACTGTCTTCTCAATCGCGCTGACAGAATTTGTTATTTCTATCGCTGTCCTTTGGAAGTTCAACATCCTTTGAGCTTCGCTAAGCTCACGCACCTTGCCAGCAAAAGACCCAAACTTATCGTCCAAGTCAGATAAAGGTGTAAAACTCAAGTCTAAGCTGGAATTGAGCGCAGACATGGCGTCCTTCGTGCCATCCAGACTTTCGTTCAAGCCCTTTGTAGTGCCAGTTAAGCCTTGGAATACCGTTCCAAGTGCAGATGCCACTGCAACCCCAGCGCCAAGAACCGCTCCAATCGGCCCAAAAACAGCAAGCATTTGTGAACCCTGCTGGCCAAACGCTTGTAGAAAACTGGTGCCGTTCTGCAGCTGAACCGCGAAGTCAGCAACTTGATAACCCGCTTGCTGGGCAACCCCTTTGCCGAACTTGTTTACCGAAACAGCAGTTTTGTTGTATTGATTAGCATGCTGTTTTAAAGCGCCACTTGTTCGCTTTGTCGCCGCCCCAACGCCATCAACTTGTTTGCGAACATTCCCCAATTGTCGGAGCGCATCACCGGACTGAACGCCTACGATGATATTTAGATCAGTGGCCATCTTTACTGCGCTCCTCTAAGACTTTGTAATACGCGACCCACTCATTATACTCTTCCATTGTGATTTCATCAATCTCAGCAATCGTTTTGCCTAGCTTTTCAGCCAATGAAACAACATTCATCCTGAATGGATCGTCAATTAGTTTTTTTCCAGTTCCTCCACCGTGCGGCCAGAGACAAATAAAGATGCCAAACGCAAGACAACTAATGGCTCTTGCTTGTCAAACCAACTCTTGTCTCCAATCTCGAACAAAGGATCACCCTTGCTGTCCAATGACTTCAAAATAATGATGTAGACCTGAACCTCAGCGTCAAGGAGGTTTTCCATGAAGTTTGGATGGCGCTTGTTGATCTTTTTATTCTCCGCAACAGTCATAGGGGAATAATGTATTTTGAGTGGCTGACCATCGATCAACCACTCTGGAACTTCTACCGTCCTTAGCTCAGAAGCAGCCGTTTCAATCTTAGATGTGATTGACATTATTAGACGGTTCCAATCGTTAATGCGCCGGTAAGCTGCATCTCGACTTCAAGCGTAGCCAAAGCATCATGGGTTGCTCCACGCGCAACAGATGTGACAATGAACGTGCCGGTGTATTTAGTGTCGCCAGAAGCTTCACCTTCACCGTAAAATTCAGCGTCAATGCTGTCTCGCTGAACAAGATCAACTTGCGCAGCATCATCTGGATCCCAGAATAATGACAAGCTCGCTGTGCCTGTTGCAAGACCCGCAACATATGTGCGGTTAGTATCGCCCATCGAAGTGCTGTCAACCGTGTCAGAAGTCATAGTAATAGACCAGCTTAACAATTCACCTAATGAAGCTGGAGAGCCGCCAGAAGTAACTACCTTGCAGCTCCCATCAGATCCGAAATATGTAGCCATAGCGTTTCTCCTTTACTTGGCCGTTTCTACATCATTTAATGCTGTAACATATCTCACTGAATAAGTCAGCTTCGCAACCCCTATAGGTTGCTCCGCATCCCCTGAAAACTGAATTTCAGTTCCAGTAAGCACAGCCTCTTTCGCAAGTCCGTTGACCGTAAAGTCACCGGCTATTGCCTCTTCGATCTGGACCGCGATAGCGTCCACATCATTGTCAAATGCTGATGTCGATCTTACATATATATCAACATCAAGCGTTAAACCTCTATTCAAATCATTCAAGCCCATATTCAGACGGCTTGACACCTCTGAACCCGTATAAACCGTAATAGCTGGAAGATCCTTTTCTGTCAGAGCATAGACCCTAGATGAAAATACTCTACGCTTCACCAAAGACACATTGGATTTCAGGACAGAGACAATTCTGTCTCTTATTTGCTGCCTGACATGAGACATTAAGATTTCTCCAACTGCACAACAGTAACGCCAGTGCCATCGTGTATCCAAGCGCGAACATAATAAGTGTCTGCTGATATTATCATAGCGTCATCATACTGAATGTATGGAACATCTACGGTTCTACATGTTACTCTAGGCTGCTCCTGATGAACGGTTGTCATTCCACCAGCGTCAATTGGAATGGTTTCATTATCAAAGATAGCCTTTATTGTGCTATCCCCACGCCCAGCAGCACGTTGATATGTGATTGATTGAGCGAACTCATCAATGTTGAATATTTCGGCTAAATCATTCGCTAGTGGCAGTGCCATCTTCTTCAGCCTTTTCTTCTACATATGACTTCGCATATCCGCGATCAATTAGCTTCTGAGCAACACGATCATCAACTGTGTGACTTGCACCAGCCTTGCCATTCTTACCAGCCCAAGAAGCATCTTTGATCAGCGTAATCTTCATTTTTTTGCCCTTGTGGTCTTAGGCTTTGCCGCCCGATCCGTAGGAGCCTTAATAGGCTTAGGCTCTGGGGCAACATCAATACGTCCATATCCTTTCAGCGCAGTAGCTTCATCTGCATTCAACTCAACTATGTCTCCAGCCTTTCTAGCTTGGCCAGCAGCGACACAGGATTTCAGGATAATGTATTTCATCTTTCGCCCCTTATTGGAAAGGAGGGCCAAGTGGCCCTCCCAAGTTAGCACTCTTATGAACCGTCATTGTTGAATGCAAAGCTTACTGCGTGACGTACAGCTACGTCTACAGTTTGCAGTGCAACAATCCGTACTGTGCCTGAGCTAGACGCAGTGTATGGATCTACAACAATGTCCAAACCGCCATACATGCCGATCANNCCGAAATACAGATCACCAGCAGTAACTTGGTTTGATACGATTGCGTTGTAGCCGTTCATTGATCCGTCTGGAGCAACTACGAACTGGCCTGAACCACTATCTTTTGTGGTTGTTTTCAATGCACCGTACATGCTGGCTGGCAAGATGTAAGCCAAGTTGCCTTGCAGAGCGTTGTCTTCTGCTACCGCAGTTTCCATCGCTACAACTTCAGCAAATGTTGGGTTAGCCCCGGCAAAGTTGGTTGGTGTGTTGATGCCAGATGTGTTCTGAACACCAGTTGGCTGACCAGATGAGCCTGAACCAGCCAATGCACCCAGATCAATCGCTAGAGCGATAGAAGCTGTCAGATCATTACGCACCAATGCTTCAACATCCAAAGATGATTGCTGCATCATGAGGCGTGTGATGTCTGTATGTGCGCCCAATACTTTAGGTGCCATAGTGACCTGACCAACAGTTGGCT